GTTCTGCATCGGTTAGTGAGTTCGTTCCTTGCGCCACGCCCTCCAATCTCTGACGGTACTCACCGGCTGAAATCGTGCCAGCTTCGTAGGATTGGGTTAGTAGTTGAGTATCCAGTTGCGCTTGTTGTTCAGCGGTTGTGACTACGCCCAATGATTGCGAGAGCAGTTCTATATTCCACGCTATGCTCTCGGCGGACAGGCTTCCTGCCTCCAGCGCATCTGTATAAATCGTCATTGCGTCGTCGGCGTCCATTAGAGCATTAACGACTTCTGCCTCTGTTATTTCCGCTAGATTGGCGGCCACTTGTGTTTGACGTTCCATCTTTTCACTGAGCGCCTCTTGGCTTTGAGCGGCATTCCAGGCGGCTTCAGTGAGTGCGAAGTTTGATTCTGAGACTCGCTCGATGGGAGCAATTAGCCCGATGATAGTCTTGTTGAGAATATGATCTGTATTGATCAGGTTCCCAGTTGCATCTATCGTTTTACCCGTCGCGGCGGCCACTTGCTCCATTCGCGCCCGATATTCTGTATACGTTTGTGACGTTGCCTTTACTATTCCAACATTATGTTCTTGTGCTTCTGCCAACCTGTCAGTCCACGTCAAAAGCATATTGAGCGTGCCAGCAAACTGTGAAACTGCCGGGGCAGCCTCTTTTGCCACAGTTGCCTTGAGATTGGAGAGTGTGGCGTCAAGTTGTTCGAAAGCAAGAAGCTCATCGCCCGCTGCATCTCCCAGGCGGTTCATTGCCAGCGTGCCTTCTTCGATTACAGCAGTGTTGAACGCCTGTTCGCGTGTCATCCCCTTAACAGAAGCCATCAGGGCATTGATTCTCGTCTTGACTTTCCCCGAACTGATACCGTAAGTATCAAGCCTGGGCAAACTCTGATTTGCCAGCATTGCGTTCCAGTTTTCCATCGCTGGCCCGGCTTCCGTCCCCATCGCTGCGCCCAACCGGACGGCCATTTCGGTCATCACACCGAGTTCCTGAGCGTTTGACGTGATCCCCATCTGCAAACTTTGAGACGCGGCAGCCATCATTTCCTGGTCAGAGAGTGCGCCGCGAGTAGCTGCTCGCATCGCCTTCAGGTTGGCCGTGGCATTGTCTGCGCCGCCAGAGATCGCGTTAAAAGCCGTCTCGGTACGCAGAGATTGAGCACCAAGTTTCCCTAGTTCCCAGACGGCTTGTGCTGCTTGCTTGGCGAGGTCTATCGAGATCGCGGCAGCGGCTCCTTTGACGACGTTCTCAAGGCTGAATAGATCGTCCCCGACTTCCTCTGTCGATTCGCCCAGTCCCTCAAGTCCATCTGCAAGCTCTTCGCTGGAGATTTCGCCCTTGTCCCAAGATGCAATGAGAGAATCCATCTTCATTTTAGCTTGAACTTGAGCTTGAGAGGTAACGCCAAGTTGTGCTGCGAGGTCTCCAAGCTCACCGGACGACGCCTCAGCAGCGCGCCCGGTGTTTAACAGAGAATCAAATGCCGACTTGGAAGACGTGCTGAAACTACGGAAGGACTTTGACACATCCTGCGCTGTTTTCTCAGTTTCACCCAGGTCGTCGGTGAACTTTTTTATTGTTTTTGTCGCGTCGTCCTCAGACGTTAGCAGGACGGCTATTGTATATTCAGCGCCCACAGTTCTTTCCTTAGTTTTCTAACTTCGTCTACCATTTTCCACAAGTCCGGGTGATTATCTGTCCAGGTGTTCAGGTCTCGACTTCCCCGGTACGATTTGACGGCATTGTAGATATTCAAAGCAGTTAACATTCTGCGTATCTCTCCAGCCCGTTGGTCTCGCAACCCCCCAGGTTCAGGTGACATGCCAAACGCCTTACATTGCCACGCCAGTTCCAATTCCGGCGGCGGAGGGTAGTTCTTTGGGTCTTCGGCGTGATCCGCCGCCGCCAGAATCATTCCCCCGGTATTTCAAGGCTCTTGGCTATGTAGTCGTCAACCGCAGAGGCTAACCATTTGATAGACGGTGGAGACATATCACTTACCGTTTCCTCTGTCGTGGCGCCAAGCCAACCACAGCAGGCCGCAGAGCGAACAATTGCCCCGTGGTTTTCCGGGGTGGACAGTTGTGCTCCTCGGTTTTGCTCAGAGTTCAAGCTGGTCATAAACTCACGCAAGACCAGCCCGAACCGCTCGCCGTCGAGCTTGGGCAAAGATTTCACAAAGATCGTGATTTCCTCGCCGTAGTGACGGGCGCTGGTTCGCCCTTCTCGGCGTAGCCGCAATGTAGCAAAATACTCCTCTACGTCCCGCTGGCGCAAGTCTGGCAGGTCAAACGTAAGGCCCAATCCCTCGTGTTTGATCTCCATTAGCTTGAAATCGTCTCTGTCGTCACATAAGGCGTCTTGAATTGATACGTACATTTGATCGGGCTACCGTCGGCGGCATCAAGTGACGGATAGTCAAAACTAATTATCCCAGCCGCCGGAGTGTAATACCGTTGATCGCCAACGTCCCCACCACCAGGACTCCAGCGATGATAAAGCGGATCACCACACGCCGCCTCAAATTCTGCACGCGCTAGTTCCCAGGCTTCCGTATCGTCTTCAGTATAGATCACCGTCATGGTCGGTGTCATCGGTTCTCGCTTGCCGTATGTAACAACTCCGGTATCCCCGTCTTGAGTATACCCCTCGCCGCTCATTCTGGCTTGGTTCAATCCAGTGATAGATTGCGATGAACCACTAATGTCAGTGTATGTAATCCCATCCGTGCTCACCTCAATCTGCCCGCAGGCCATTGATAGTTGTCCAGTAGTCTGTGTCATTTTGTCTACCTCCTGATAGAAAAGCTATCGTTATTTTCAGCCTGTGCGTTTTCGCGCTGGCTGTGAAGCCGTAATCCAGTCACGCGCTTCTCGTTTCCACTTTTGAATCGTTGTTACTTTGTATTTGAATAGTTGTGAAATGTTCAGGTCGTCACTGTCTAAAAAGTCTGATACCGTGATTATGCCAATGGTTTCCAGTTTTCTGCTTCTTGTAGCCCATCCTGGAAGTTCTGATAATGGTGGTGTGTGGACGGGCGCGAGTGCTCCTCTTTGTACCAGAATTGCAGCGACGCCGAGCTTGAAATCGGAATCTGTCACGACGGAACCTATCTTTTGCTGTGTACTTAGATGTTTGACTACTGTATATCGTTTCATAGATTGCCTCAGAATACATTTAGCACAATCGTAAACCGTCCGCGCAAATCTGTCACACCCTGGTACTCGAAAGACCCGATAACCCACGACCATTTGAACGTGCGAATACCGGTCAAGTCAAACGGTGGACAGTCTTGCGCTTTCATTATCGTTCGGATTGCGTCAACCCCATCCACGAGTGCTTTCATATCCTCGTTCAAGTGACGACGTGGGCGGTATAGGTCGGCAAAGAAGATGATTTCCTCTACAATTACATCCCCTCCCAGGGTTTGTTTTTGCGTCGCGCTCCCTGTGCTCACGGGAGATCCTGACTGCGGCCAGACTTGGAGCAACAAGTCCTCGTGCTGTCCTTCAGTCAATTCGTCGTAGGATTCGCTGCGGGCAATGCCAGAAGCCACGCTCAATTTACCCTCGATTGCGTTACACATCTGTACCAGTGTCAGACTGCTACCACCCATTTCATTTCCTCGCTATGATTCTACCGACTGTCCGGTCAAATATCGCAAAGATGCGCTTCTGGTTATTCTCGTAAGCATTCTGCAAGAAACGTCGGGCTTTCGTGCCTTTCTTTGAAATCGCCCTCGCCACCAGGTACGCACTAATTCCGTGTCGCCTGGCCCAGATCGCCAGAGGCGTGCCAGGCCCCCAGGGCGGCCAGTGGGGTTTCGTCCCCAGTTCCATATAAGGAGCGTAATCTACGTTACTTCCAACGATTCCCTCGATAGGATTTCCGGGGCGTACCTCTGGTGTGATACTAGAGCGCAAGCGACCTACGTCTACCGGCGCGCCCCTCTTTGCCTCTGCCGTTACAAGCATCGTTGATTCTCGCATCGCCCCAATCATCGGATCGCCACTCAGGGCATCGGCAGTGCGCGTCAAACCCTTTTGTATTTCTTGCACACCTGTTATCTCTACTCCAACGTTCACGCTACCGCCTTCCCGTCATCGGCTTGACGTAACGTCCATTGACGAGTATCTGCTGGATAGCCGGGTCAAGACCCTTCGTGTACATCAACGTGCCCATCTCTGAGCTTGCTAGTGTGTCGGCCATCGCGGACTGAAGACGCTTGAACCATCGGGCGGCCTGCATTATACAAGCCGTGTTGATGTCCGCCGGGACGGTCGCGGCATAACCCCACTTGGCCGTTACCTTGACGGTTGGAACGCCACCGGGAACCGTCGTGTGTGGCTTGAAACCAGACTTGAACGAATACGACCCGCTCGTGAAAACGGAATAATCTCCATTTGCGCCCACTATGAGCATCGTGTAAGGCGTGGACACATAGTCAGGTAGTTTCGGATCTCCCGTCACAGCGAAAACATCGGCTTCGGTCGTCGTGCCCAATGTGCCAATCGTCCAGGCTGTGTATGAATCTTCGTCATCACTAGAAGAGTCCTTGACTGCCACCGCTGAAAGCTCCACAAACTCGTCAATCAATTGGTAAGGCTTTCCTGAACCAACGTAGTATCGGGCGCTGGCGGTATCAACAGCTATGAATCCATCAGGGCGGTTGCAAAACCGGTTTATGTTTTTCGTGGCCGAATCGAGCAAGCGCGTGATTGTTGCTGACCACTCTAGGGCGGTGTCTTTCAGGTTAATCTCGGCCTTGAATTGTGCCAGTGTCGCGTAAGCCATTAGTCCTCCACAAACTGCTCGTATTCTGTGCCACGCAAGTGATCAACGATTGCTTTCCAGTTTGACACCGTGTCGCGCCAGGGTTGCCAGTGCACTTTTCGCATTGAGAAAGAGAGCGGAATATATGGGACACCAAGAAAGCCGCAGGCGCGACGCCCTGTGTTTTCGGGTATCTCGCTTGCGTTATCGCCGCCCGTAATTTGCTTATAGGTCAAACGCAGTACAGGCAAGCCGCTCTCTATCAGTTTGCTTTCGGCCAAGAAGTACCGTCCGGCTTCATCTTCACAGCGAGACAGCACGCCGGCAGGATCAAGCTTACAGGGCGGCAAGTCCGTCGTCCTGAAAGCGTGAGTGGGATGCCCGGCAACAGTTCCCAGTCTGCGGCCAGCGTTAATTTCGTGGCTGATGGCCTGGTTGAGAATATTTTCTCGCTTCAGAAAAAGCACTTTGACGGGCGGTGTTCTCGTTGTGAGATATTTCCAAGTCGCAGGACGAAAGGCGTGGTTGTTTATCAGCTTGCACATGGCAACGTCATAATACTGCTGGCTCAGAATCAGGTCGAGGCGCGCTGTTTCGTCTGGTGCGACCCTTGCCCACTTGCTGCGGGTTGCCAGCGGTTCCCCACGTGTGCAAAAAATGTCTGGGTGGTTACTCAGGCAGCCCGCAAGCCAACTTCCCCCTGTTCGTTGTAGTGTGATGATTACTGCTGGGTTAACCATCGTTTTTCCTCCGATAGAAGCAACGTGTACCATCAAATAGCCCAATGCTGTTTTCTAGTTCAAAAGATTCTAACAAGATTTCTTCACCTTCATTATTGCGAACGTCTACGATCAATAATCCGTCTGGCCTTACCAATCGCACCACCTCTTCTGCATAGGTTCCGAGTGAAAAATGCCAACCCCACGCAAAGAGGGATAATGCCAGATCAACTTTTGTATCAAATGGAATGGTATAATCATCTGCCGCCTCAAGTAAGTGTACCTGTTTCACGGGCACACCGTTATTGACCATCATTCGCAAGGCAGTCTGTAGCGATGTGTAAAACACCTGCTCGGTCGCCTCTCCATATTGCACATTGAGCGCCGTCTTGTCCAACAGGTAGAAATCAGCATCAGGATATATCCCGTGCAACCTGGCGTCTATGGCCGCGATTCCACAACCGATGTCGAGCACTGATTCCACCCTTTGCGGCAACCAGCGTTTCATCGTTGCCAAGTCATACTCGATGATCTCTGAGTACATCAGGTCAAGGCGGCGGATAGCCGTCCGTTGCAAAACTGCCCACGCCAGCATTTCGTGATTTAGCTTCAGGTAATACGGTTTCATTGCCCCATCCCCAGGCTATCAGCCAAAACAGTCAACGCGATTCTCAAGTCATCTTCTGTGCCCTTGAAAAACGATGGCTTCATCTTCTTGCCTTTCAATGTGTAAAACCCGTCTGATGGATATTTGCCAGACTTTCTGAATAGGTTGCGATAAGCCGTTCTGTATCTTTCGTCCTCTGGTGAAATCGTGACAGGTTGCCCGGTCATCTTGTACAGAATTCTTTCAAAGATGAAGAGGTTCTCTACTTTCTGCCGTTTAACTTTTCGCTTGTGGCTCACCCTCTCCCCGCGCACAGAACACGTCCGTGTGATTGCTCAGGCAACCGGCCAGAAACGTGCCGCCAGTGCGAGGTTCGGTCAACAAGATTGCTGGTTGCGGTTTTATCACTTTACTCTCCTAAATGCCG